TATATCGTCTGGTTCCAGTCTAGCATATTCTTTGATATAATCCTTTGATATCAATTGAGTCAACAATGTAGGGTAATTCTCTAGATTTCCCCGATTGCCAAAAGTGGCAACGGATAATCCAGGGGCCAACCCAGTGATTTCTTTTCCATCCAAATAAATTCGTTTAGCAAATTCAGCTGCAAAGCCAAGTTTACTATTCGGGTTCTTTTGATCTGGGATTAAAGATTTCTGAGCTGAGATAGGGATATCTAAGTTCGTGATCAAGTTTTCATACATTGCAGACATTTTATGATTACAACATGCGGAATCATCACCAAGAACAACGTAACGATTAGTTATGTTACGTGTTCCGGTTTTGTAACCACAATATTGAAACATAAAATGATGCCATATATTTAAAAGAGCCCAAGAACCATAAAGTCCCATTGGTTGTCCTGTTTCATATTTCAAAATTCCTTCTGGTGTCCAAAAGGTTAATTCATCTAAAAGTAATTCTAGTTGAATACCCATTGGTCCATCGAGAAATTTTATAATATCAATCATGATTTCCTTTGGAATTCTATCTGTAGCACTAGTTAGGTCGTGAGACCAAACTGGCCCTTCTGATGACCACTTCTTCACGGTGCCGGCTAAGGCATCTTGATCATGTGTTCCATCATTTGGCATTTCATCAAATACTTTATAAATAGTATCGTGAAATGGCTTCATTGCGTCTTGGATCCAATAATTGCATATAGCCATTGTTCTTACTTTACCACCCTTATCAGGAATCGCTGCGACGCGATTCACAATAAGGTCAGTATTGTAGTAACAACGGTGTGTTTGACTAAGATCAAACTGAGTCTGATTAAATAAATCAGCATTCTCATTTAATACGAACATCCAAGTCCTTCGATTGAAGTACTTTGATATTTGTCCTAAAATTGGAATAATCTTAGTTTTAGTCAAATCCGCAGCTTGTTTGCCGCAGGTTGCAACACTTAATCCTCGAGGACCCATTTTCGTAGAATAATGAAGAAATTCATCATCCGCGGAAAACCGGTTTGAAACTTTTCCTTTAGCTCGATGATACTTCTGTTTTATAGAAGAAGCCCAAGGGCTCCTTTCCATATAACGAATAAAATCAGCTTGGACACAGTTTCTATAATATTCCTTACCTATACCTTTGTAACTGATTGATTCTCGATCGATTTCAGGATTCTGTATCTGAAATATTTCGAATACTCTTAG